GTTCCAGCGCTTCTTTCCAGACGCGGATATCGTGTGTGACATCGGCTACGGAACCGGCGCTTTCTTGCGGGCGATCAACCACCGTAGCGGCTGGGTCCATTGCCGGGGCTACGACGTCTCCCCGTATCCTGCGCCGTCATTCGTGCGCGTGGAGCCGAACTGGCAAAAGAAGCGCTGGCCGGTGCTGACGTTCTTCGACTCGCTCGAGCACTTCGAGCAGCTGCCGAAGTTCCAGGCCGAAGGCGTGATCGTGTCGGTGCCGTGGTATCACCCAGCACTCGGCGCGGAGTGGTTTTATAACTGGAAGCATCGCCGCCCAGGCGAGCACCTCTGGCACTTCACGCCGGAAACGCTGGCAAACGCGATGGCGATCAACGGGCTTCGGCCGGTCTTCATCGGCTCGCCCGAGGACGCGGTTCGAAAAAATGATGGTGACTGGCCGAACATTCTCACGATGGTCTTTAAGGCGTGAGAATCTGCATCGTCTACCATCAGCGCCTCGGCGACATCATCCGCATCCTTCCGATTGCGCGGCATCTGGCCGGCCAAGGTCATTCGGTCTACGTCGAGTGCTTCGCCCAGTATTGGGGGCTCTTCGGCTGCGTCAGCTACGTCCGGCCCTCGGATCCGAAGCAGCGCGACAAGATGCGCTTCGGTCGCGTGCTCGAGCTCGAGATCTGGCCGCACCGATACGACGAGTATCGAGCTAGCGGGAAACCCTGGGGCGACTTCGTCTTCGGCCTTTTCCCCGAGTTCGCCCAGCTGAACCAGCGGCCGGAGTTCGACCTGATCGATGAGCAGCCGCCGCTGGAGGACTACGGCTTCAGCCGCGAAATCTGCCTGCTCGCGCCGTTCGGCTACAGCCAAGGTCGGCAGCATCACGCTGGTGCGCTGATGGAAGCCTGCCGGCGGGTCGCCAAGCGGCCGATTGTCTTCCTCGCGGACGAGGCGCAGGAGGCGAAGCTCCTGACTTGGCGCGTTCCGCAGACGATGATTCTGCGGGCCAAGTCGCCGGCGCACCTGCCGCGCATCATCCGCGACGCGGAGGAGATGTTCACGATCAACTCCTCCCCGTGCATCATCGCCGGCGCCGTGCGGAAGGAGTTCTGGCACGTAAGCTCTGGAGTCGCGCAGGATGACGCCTTCTCGCCTGCCTCGCGCGTTGTGACAGTTGGCGATTAAGTATGGCCGCAGTCCGCGACTTCGATCCCGTGCAGCTGGCGCTCGATCAGGGCGCCATTCTGGAGCAAGCCGGCATTACGTTCTCCTACCTCGGCAGCACGATTACCGGCGTCTGGTCTTCCAGCCGGAACCTTTTTGACGAGTTCGAGGACCAGCGCCGGGACGACGTGAAGTTCACGGTATTCTTCACGACCTCCTCGGTCACGGGCACGCCGGCGCAGAGTCAGACGCTGGTGCGAGCAGGCACGACCTACTTTGTGGAGCAGGTGCGGTTCGACGCAGAGGGCGCGGGCTGCGAGATCGATATCGTGAAGGTGATATGATCGATATCACGCTCAATTCTGGGAAGCTCGACTTGGCGCTTGAGCGGCTGGCGCAGTCGGCGCGCGTCGATCTAGGCAAGGTCATCAAGCAGGAGGGCGGCAACGTGGCGCGGTCGATAATGATGATTCTGCCGCCGACCGGACAGCACGAGCACCGTAAGAGCAAAAAGCCGGTCAAGTCCGGCCTCACTACTGCTGCAAAGGAGCAGGGCGAATACGCGATCAAATCGGATCTCTTCGGCGGAAGGACGCGGAAAATTAAAAAGCAGATTACGACGCTCGGCATCTTCCAGCGGATCGGAAGCTCAAAGGTAACGCCGCCCAAGAGAGCGCGGACTGAAACCGTCAACGTCCGTCTGGGATGGGAGACGTCCAAGACGATTCGCATTTACTGGAAGTTCTGGAATCAGAACGCATCAGTCTCGACGATGCGTAACTTCCATTTGAAGTACCGCGACCGCTACGGACGCATCGGCTACGTTGACCGGAATCCGATTGGCCGCTGGCAGGTGCAAAGTCAGATGTGGATCAGCGATGCATCCGCCGACCGTTATCTTAACTCCGTTCAGTCAAAGGTCGGCTGGGCCAAGGCTGGATTTGCCGCAGCCGCTCTCGCGACCGGACAGCGCGTGCCAGCTTGGGTCCGTCGTCACGCGGCGCGGGCCGGCGTCGAGTCGCACAACTTCACCAGCGATAAACCGTTCCTGACCGGCACGGCGACCAACATCAAGGTGCCGAACCCTGATCGCTACGTGAATGATGCGCTGGAGTTCCGCGCGAAGATCACCTTGAAGAAAGTCGACGCCATCCTCGCCAACCGCGCCGTAAACCTTGGATTCGCTCGCATCAGCGGGGCCGGCGTCGTGCAGGAGAATATGCCACGATGAGCACCCGCACCGACATCCGCAACGCCATCGGGCTAAAGCTGACGCAGGCCGGCGTCGTGCCCACGGCGAATCTCCTCAAGGGCCGGAACAACACGCTTGCCTCGACGAGCTTCCCGTCAGCCGCCGTCTACGCGGTCAACGAGCAAGTCGAGGTCCGCACGCTGGCGCCGTCAAATCGGACCCAGTACCGGACGCTGCAAGTGATGGTCGAGTATTTCACCGCGGAGGCGGCCGGCTCGACGACCATCATCGACGACCTCTTCGACACGGGCTCGGCTGCGGTCGAGGCCGCGGTGCTGGCTGACGTGACCCTGGGCGGCGTCTGTGATGATCTCCTTCTGACAAGCGTGGATTATGTGATCGAACCTGACGAGGAACGTCGTTGGGGCGTCGCTCGTCACAGCTTCTCCTGCATCTATTTAACCACCGACTAAAATGGCGAACCACTTAGGCCGCGAAGGCACCGTCAAAATCTCGTCGACCACCATCGGCGAGCTCCGCAACTACTCCTTGGCTCACTCCTCCGACGTCGTCGAGGATTCGGTCATCGGCGACACCTACCGCACGCGGAAGGCCACGCTGAAGACCTGGAGCGTCAACGGCGACCTCTACTGGGACGAGACCGATGCCGGCCAGATCGCGCTGACCATCGGCTCGACCGTGACCGTCAACCTCTATCCCGAGGGCATCGCGTCGACGTCCACCTACTACACCGGAGGCGGCATCGTGACGAAGTTCGACATCAGCGCCGCGTTCGACGGAATGGTCGAGGGCTCGATCAGCATCGAGGGCAACGGCGCGCTGTCCACTTTGACGGTTTGAGGTGAAGGATGGATGCTATTGACCTAGTTCGCGAACACTTCGCCTCGCTCGGCACCAAGAAGATTGAGGTGCCCGAGTGGAAGCTGACGATCCACGCCACTCCCGTCACGCTGGCCGAGAAGGCGCGCCTCTACAAGAAGAGCCGCGAGAGTGATATGGAGCTTCTCGTCGACATCCTGTTGATGAAGGCGACGAGCGAGGACGGGAAGAAGCTCTTCACCATCGAGGACAAGGCGGTGCTGCTCAATCGTGCGGACTCCAACGTCCTCGCGCGAGTGGCGAACGCTATCCTAGCCGACGATGCGCCGAAGGCTGAAGAGCTAAAAAACTAGCCGGCGGCGAGGCTGGTGCCGACCTCCTCGCCGTCTATGCGCTCGCGGATCGTCTCGGCAAGTTCGCTCACGAAGTCCTCCAGATGCCAGCTCACGAGATGAACGGCTGGATCGCCTACCTAAACCACCAGCAGCGAACCCAACACCGCAATGGCTAGCGCAACCTTTACCCTACGGGCCGTCGACGCGACGCGGGCTGCGTTCGCCTCGGTGCAAAATTCGCTGACTCGGCTGGAGAACCAGACGAAGGGCATCGCGAAGATCACGAAGCTCGCCTTTGGCGGCGAGGCGGTGCTCGGCACGCTGAATATGATGAAGCAGCGACTCGATAAAGTCGCTATGGCGGGAGACGAGATGGGCTTCAGCGATGAGCAAATAGCGAGCGCCATCAGGATGGAGCGGGCGGTCGAGGGTACGCTGAATTTCCTGACGCAGATACCTATCGCTCTTGGTCAGGTTGGCATCAACATCGCAAACGCGCTTGGCCCGCAGAACCTCAAGTCAGTTGAGGACACGATTCGCGACTTCAAGCTGGAGAAGTCCAAGAAGGACATCGAAGCCACGATTCAATCTATTGGTAAGCTTCAGCTGCAATTTGAGCAGCTATCCTTGACCGAGGGTCAGGCGCTTGATCTTCGTCGGCAGCAGGCGCTTTCGTTGCTTGATGAGGCCGCGCAGATGATGAGCGCAAAGCCGGTCGAAGCGCTGCAAAAGCAGGCCGAGGCCATCACGTTGCTCAATGAATCGAAGCGCGGATCGCTTGCGTTGGATAAGGAAATCGCCGATGCCCAGCGTGAACTTGCAAAGGTACTTCCCGCAGCGAATGTCGTTGGTCTTTCTCAACAGGAATTAATCGACGGGCTGAGTGAGCGCTACAGGCGCCTCGTGATTGATATCACCGATCTGAATGTTGAGCTCGCTACTTTCCGCGAAATCGGAAGGCCAATAGGAGAAGTGCAAGAGAAGTTGCTTGCCAAGATAAAGGATCAGGCCGTCGTCTCCGCGCAGCTAAACAAGCTCCTTGAGGAACAAGGGAAGATTGCGCTGGAGGCCGGCCAGATCACGGCAGGCGCCTTCGAGAACGCGATCCTCTCTGGCGAGAAGCTGCGCGACACGATCAAGGCGCTCGCTCGCGACCTCCTCACGCTGCTCTTCCGGCAGCAGATCACCGAACCGCTCGCCAAGGGCATCGGATCCTTCTTCAAGACGCTTCCCTTTTTCGCCAACGGCGGACCGATCACCGGAGGCCAGCCGGCAATCGTCGGAGAGCGCGGGCCGGAGCTCTTCGTCCCTGGCACCTCGGGCCGCATCATTTCTAACTCCGCAATGAAGTCCAACGGAGGCACGCCGGTGGCCGCGGGCGTCACGGTCAATTATCACATCGCCGCCGGCGTCACTCGCGCCGAGCTCGTTCCGATCCTCGAGACGGAACGCAAACGCCTCAAGGCCGAGATTCCAGATATGGTGCGCCGCGGTGGCGCTTATCGCGCAGCGTTCGCCTAAGCTATGGCAATTTCCTACCCACTCACGCCGCCGTCGCCGTTCCGCATCTCGAAGCTGACGCTCTCGGGGATGAGCGCGACCTCGCGCAACGTCTCGCCGTTCACGTTCCAGACGCAGCAATACAACTGGCCGGGGCAGGCGTGGATGGGCTCTGTCGAGTGCCCACCGATGACGCGCGCCGCGGCCGAGGAGGTGATCGGCTTCCTGCTGGCAGCGCAGCGCGGCACGTTCTACTTCCAGGACTACGCCAACACCTCAGCGCGGGGCAACGTGACCGGCACGCTGACCGTCAGCAGCGCGACCGCTAACACGTCGACGCTTGGCATCTCGGGCGCGACTGGTACCTTCGCTGTGGGAGACTGGCTCCAGATCTCGACGTCGCTCTACAAAGTCGTCCAGGTCAATTCCTCGAGCAGCGTCGATCTATTCCCGGTCCTGCGCTCAAGCTACACCGGAGGCACCGCGATCACCTACTCGAACGCCAAGGGAGTCTTCCGGCTGGCCGAGTCTCGCACCGAGTGGTCGATTGAGTTAGCTAGCATCTACGGCATCAGCTTTTCCATCGCGGAGGACGTCGCACAATGAGCATCACAACCGCAGGCCGCACGCTCTCGGCCGCTATGGTGACCGAGGTCACGACGGTGCAGCTGGCGCCGGTGATCCTCGTCTCGCTTAGTTTCCCTTCCGCTTACACGCGCCTCTGGACCGGCTACGGGACGCTGACTTACGCCGGCGTTCCCTACCTCGGAATCGGCACCTTCGGAAGCATCTCGCCGATTGAGGAGACAACCGACCTCGCGGCCCGCGGCATCTCGATGCGGCTCTCGGGCGTGCCCACCGCGAACATCGCGCTTGCTCTGACCGAGGACTACCAAGGCCGAGATTGCACCGTGCTCTTCGGTGCGCTGTCACCGACCGCCGGCACGCTGATCTCGTCGCCGGTGACGGTGTTCCAGGGGCGGATGGACGTGATGCAGATCTCGGACGACGGCCAGTCCGCGGACATCACGATGACGGCCGAGAACCGGCTCGTCGATTTCAAGCGCCCACGCGAGGTGCGCTACACGCACGAAGAACAGACGGCGCTTTTCCCCGGCGACCTCGGGCTGGAGTTTGTGACCGCGATTCAGGAGAAGGCCATTTACTGGGGCAACCCGAACCAGACGCAGCAAACGAACTGGAACGGAGGCGACAAGACCGGGCCGACCGAATACGAATGAAAGCCGCCGACATTCCCGCGGAGCTTGTGCGCTTCATCGAGGAGCGGCGCAGCCAGCCGTTCGCGTGGGGCGCGAATGACTGCTGCCTGTTCGCTGCGGACTGGGTCACGCGGGCAACCGGCCGAGATCCCGCGGCGCACTACCGCGGCACGTACTCAACCGGCATCGGAGCGCAGCGCATCATCGACAAGGCCGGAGGGATTCTGGAACTGGCGCGCGAGCTTGGGCTCGAGCCGACACAGATCGGCCTGGCTCGCCGCGGTGACGTGATAGCCCGCGACG